AGGGTGCCAAAGAAACCGCCAGACGTCGCGGTCAGAAGTCGCACAGCGAATGACCGATTTGTCAAATCGGAATGCTAGACCATCAAACCGCCGCATTTCGTAGGAAAAATCTCCTTTTTTTTGCGTACCTCTTGCTAAACCCCACAAATCGGGGGTAGATTTCGCCACACTGAGCGACAGGCGTCTCAAGACCTCTTGCAAGCGCGCTGATTCTGAAGTCCCTTTCCGAGTCTGAAACAGCACACTGATTCGATGAATCAGGAGCGGCGCGAACCATCACTCGATTTTCTCCATTTTCGATCAAGATCTTCATGGGCAGGCACACCGAGTTTACCGAGGAAAAAGCGGAAGCGATCTTGGATTGGATTTCATCCGGCGAGACGCTTCGAGAGTTTTGTCGCAAAGAGGGAGCGCCTAATTGGCGGACTGTGTATGTGTGGCTTGAGCAGAATGAATCGTTTCGTACACGATTCGCGCGAGCGAGAGATTTGGGCGCTGATGCCATTGCTGAGCAAGCGCTTCACATCGCTGACACGCCGCTGACGGGATATCGCACCGAAGAGTCCGAGCAATTCGGCAAGAAGGTTGTCACCGAAGATATGCTCGGTCACCGCAAGTTGCAGATTGAGACGCGGTTGAAACTGCTTGCGAAATGGAACCCCAAAAAGTACGGCGACCGGATCGACGTAAACCACGGCGGCCAAGACGGCAAGAATCCGATCAAGGTCGAGGACATTCGTGACCGCAACTTGGGCGCTATCGAAGCGCTATCCGCACGACTCGCCGGCCATGCTGCTCGCGAGGCTTCCGCCGACCGAGAGGACGCAACTGATCCAAGCGTTGACGCCGGAGGAGACGCGTAACTTTCCTTGGGATTGGCGCGGCTGGTGGGCACGACCGGATCAACTGGCACCGGCCGGCGATTGGAGTAAGTGGCTGATCCTTGCTGGGCGCGGATACGGTAAGACCAAGATCTTGTCGGAATGGGTCCGCGAACTGGTCGACAATAAAACCGCATCCCGTATTGCCTTGGTCGCGCCAACCGCCGCCGACGTTCGCGACGTGCTCGTCGAAGGACCGTCCGGAATTCTTGCGTGCTGCCCAGATTGGAATAAACCGCTTTATGAACCCAGCAAACGGCGCGTGACGTTTGCGAATGGCGCGGTTGCCATTACCTACTCTGCTGACGAACCTGATCGGTTGCGAGGCCCGCAACACGACGCAGCGGCTTGTTTCATTGCCGGTACGATGATCTCTACCGTTCATGGAGAGCGAGCAGTAGAACAACTTTCTGTTGGCGATTTTGTTTGGACCCGCGATGGTCTGCATCGCATTATCGCTACATCTTCACGCATCGCGACCGTCGGAACGGTTTTTTTCAGTAACGATCGGAAATTGACTGGGACCGCAGAGCACCCGGTGTTAACTTCACATGGTTGGACAAGATTGTCCGATCTATCGAAGGGATCGCTTGTATGTGTGGCGAGTGCGTTGAATTCGACGGTAAACGTTGGCACCGATACGGCAGAAACGGTTATTACGAATATAGGGGAACGCGTCGTCTTGGACGCGCGGACAATAAAAAGCGCACTACGTCGAGAGCCTGTCGGCAATGCGGAGCAATCTTCCAGAGCATCTACGGGGAATTTTGCAGCCAGCGTTGTGTCAATCTGGGAGGGCGCTGGGCGCGCACGAGTATTCAATCTCCAGGTTGAGGGTGTCCCAGAGTATTTTGCCAATGGCATCCTAGTCCATAATTGCGACGAGCTAGCAGCGTGGAGGTATCCGGAGACTTGGGACATGCTGATGTTTGGCTTGCGTCTGGGTCAAAACCCGCGCTGTGCCATCGCGACAACACCTAAGCCTGTCAAGCTGTTGAAGGAATTGCTCGCTCGCGAGGGCTCCGACGTGATCGTCACACGCGGCAGCACGTACGAAAACAGCACGAATCTCGCGCCCACGTTTTTCAAAGACATCGTCAGTAAGTACGAAGGCACAAGGCTTGGTCGGCAAGAGTTGCTTGCCGAACTTCTCAGCGACGTGCCGAATGCTCTCTGGCAGCGCGAAAATTTGGATAGGCTTCGCATCTCAAAAGCGAACCTTCCTGAAATGCGCCGCATTGTCGTAGCGATCGATCCTGCGGCCACCAGCGCCGAAGGAAGCGATGAAACGGGAATCATCGTCGCCGGCATTGGGCACGACAAACACGGATATGTGCTTGATGATCTCTCCGGTCGGTATCAGCCGAACCAATGGGCGCGCAAAGCGATCTGGGCATACGATCACTACAAAGCGGATCGCATCATCGCTGAAATCAACAACGGCGGTGAAATGGTCGAAGCGACGCTGCGCACGGTGAATAAAACGGTAAGTTACAAAGCCGTGCACGCGACTCGAGGTAAGGTGATTCGCGCAGAGCCCATCGCTGCGCTAGATGAGCAAGGCAAGATTCATCATGTGGGGACTTTCCCCGTGCTTGAGGATCAACTTTGTGAATTCACGCTGGACTTTGATCGAAAGACGGCCGGGTATTCACCCGACCGCTTGGACGCTCGAGTGTGGGCGTTTACCGAGTTGATGCCGGATCGCAGGAGTTTCTTTTCGTGATGAACGATCAAGCCGCCCTAGAACTTCACCCCGCGCACAATACGGCGCTTCGCATCGTTCACGGCATCGTCCCTCTGGGAACCGAGATCCCAGGCCTCACCGTCGCGACCACCGACCTGCTTCGTCACCAAATGGTGATTGCGTTTCTGATGGGCGTCACTTGGTCCGCGGATCGGACAAAGAACTGATGATCCGCCGATGGGTTGATTGGTTGCGGGGCATGAAGCCAAAGCGCTCAGCGCCGCAACAGCCCGAGAGTCGCGCCGACAAGTACAAGGGCGGGATGCCCAAGATCATGCAGCGGCAGATCGAAGAGCAAAAGGCCAAGATGGCCGCGTTTTTGCGATCGGTTGAGGATTCGATCAAGCGCATTCAGGTGGATGACAGTGGCACCGTGGCGCGCGGCGGGGCGATGGATGCCATGGATTCGAGCGACGGCGGTCTGCCGCAGTTCAAGCTCGCGGCGATCCAAGCCGGCGAGCAACTGCAGTTGATGCCGTGGTTCATGCAGCGCGGGTTCATCGGCTATCAGAATGCAGCGTTCATCTCGCAGCATTGGCTGGTGTACAAGGCCTGCGCAGTGCCAATCAACGATGCCGTGCGCAATGGCTACGACATCACGACCGATACGGGCGAGGATTTGCCGGCCGAGGCGCTGAACGTATTCAAGCGCGCCGATAAGCGCATCAAGATCAAGAAACAACTTCGAGACTTCGGCATCAAGGGCCGCATCTTCGGCGTGCGCATCGCGCTTTTTCTCGTCGACAGCGATGATCCGAATTACTACGAAAAACCGTTCAATATCGATGGGGTAAAGCCTGGATCTTACCGCGGCATCAGCCAGATTGATCCCTATTGGACCGCGCCGATATTGGATATGGCATCCTCGGGTGTGCCCTCCAGTCCGCAGTTCTATGAACCCACATGGTGGTTGATAGGTTCTCTGCGGGTGCATCACACGCACCTCGTGATCTTTCGCTACGCCGACCCGCCGGACGTTCTTAAGCCCATGTATTTGTTCGGCGGCATCCCGCTACCGCAAATGATAATGGAGCGCGTCTACTGCGCGGAACGCACAGCGAACGAAGCTCCCGCGCTGGCGCTATCGAAGCGCACGACGGTGTGGCTCACCGACATGGCCAGTGTCATGGCGGACAGCCAGAAAGCGCAAGAGCTGATGGAGTCGTGGATTGCGTATCGCGATAACTTTGGCATCAAGCTCGGCGACAAGGAGGGTGACGCGTTTCAACAGTTCGACACGCCGCTGGCGGACTTCGATCAACTCATCATGTCGCAGTATGGACTCGTGGCGGCGACAGCCAATATGCCTATCACGAAGCTGTTGGGCACGACGCCAGGCGGGTTCGCGGCCACCGGAGAGTACGACGAATCCAACTACCACGAGGCAGTGGAGACCATCCAAGATGAAGATTTGGAACCGTTCTTGGAACGCCACCATCAACTCGTCATGCGCTCGGAAGTTGTGCCGAACTTCCCCGAGCTGAAAAACTCGCACGTTGTCGTCAAGTGGCATGAATTGGACGCGCTCACGCACGTGGAGCAAGCCACTGTGAATTTGACCAAGGCTCAGACCGACAATGCGCTGATCGCGGCAGGGTCGCTCACTCCCGAGGACTCTCGAGCGCGCGTGTCGACCGACAAGGAATCCGGATATCACGGGATCGGGATTGATTTGGACACCGAAGATTTGCCCGGGGAAGATGATCTGGAAGCGGCGGCCGAGGCCTCGCGCGGCGGTAATCGGGAGGCGTCGGCTGCGGTGAGGGAGCGGCAGGATGCGGATAAGCAAAAGAAAACCGCGCAAGGTAAGAAGGTGACGGAGCCCGCGTGATCCGTCGCCCCTTGCGTAAACCCAAAGCCGGTGAGCGCGTTCTACCGCCCACCACGCCGCCGATCCGCTTAGGCCAGCAGATGGGCGCAGCGATCGCTGCCGAATTGAAAGCGATGGCGATTGAGGCACGCGCTCTCGTCCGTGAGCTCAAGAAAGAACCCGACGCGCAGCAAGCGATGGATTCGGTTTCGGACGATGCCGAACGGCGCATCACTGCGCTGATGCAGAAGTGGCAAGGGAAGTTTGAAACCCTCGCCGATATCTGGTCTAAGCGCATGGTCGGCGGAATCATCGCGCAGTCCTCCGCGCAGTTGAATCTCTCGCTCCACGACATGGCTGAGCATTACGAAATTCAATCGACGTTGCAGTCGCCGAGGCTTCGCGCGGTGGTCGAGGCGGCGACCCAAGCGAGCGTGGGATTGATTACCCGAATCCCTGAAAAGTTTTTGGGCGCCGTGCAGACCCGCGTCATGACAGCGATCACGACCGGCTCCGGCCTTGAGAAATTAGTGCCGTACCTCACCAAAAAATACAAAGGCGATGTGCGTCATGCGCATCTTACGGCGCTGGATCAGATTCGCAAAGTATCGGAGAGCGTCAATGCGACTCGTCTGCAATCCTTGGGCGTTCAGGAGTACGTTTGGATGCACACCGGCGGCGAGCGGTATCCGCGGAAACTTCACCAATCCTATTCGGGTCGAGTCTTTCGATATGATAATCCGCCGATCATTGACGAGAGAACGGGCGAACGCGGACACCCAGGTGCCGCGATTAACTGTCGATGTCGCCAAAGGCCGATAGTCAATTTCACCAAACTGAATCAGCCGCTCGTTCAGGACGTCTACATCGACAAAAGGCCGGCCGCATGAGCAATGTCACTCAGTTGAAAATCGAGCCCAAATCCGACGATATCACGTACGCCGTCAAGCAATTGCGCATTGATCAAATTCGGGCATTCAACTTTCAGCCGCGTAAGTGGTTCGATGAGGCTGAAATACGCGCAAGGGCGCAAAGCATCAAAACGGTAGGGCAGCAAGCGCCGGTGACGGTGGAACCTTTGGCAGGCGATCCCGATCACGACTACGAATTGATTGACGGCGAATCTCGACTTAGATCGGCCAAAGAAGCGGGTCTGAAAACGTTGTGGGCCGCTGTACGTTCCGTTCCTTTTGGGTCAAAGGTCGAGAAACACTTGGCCGCGCTGGTGGCGAATTTCAATCGTTCGGAACATACGCCGATGGAAATCAGTGACGCCTTGGTAGTGCAAACGACTCAAGGCGGGTTGACTCGCGATCAAGTGGCCAAAGCGTTAGGACGCACGGAAAGTTGGGTGTGCTTTTATCTTTCCTTGCAAAAATTGATTCCTGAAATTCAGGCGTTGATGCATCCGGCATTGCCAAGGAAGAAGCGTCTTGCCGCGCATGTGGCTTTCGAGATCGCGCGCATGACGACGGAAGATCAGAAGCAATTGCTGCGGTATTCCTCCGATCGAAACGGCGAGATGGTTCTTTTACGCCGCAAAGTTCGAGACATGGTAAAAAATCGCCAAGATGCGAGCGAAGAACGGCAATCGCGAGATTCAATGCCGGGCCCCAAGTACGAAACGAATTGGACGCTGGAGCGCGAAGCGCGGCGTCAAGCGATGCACACGCCGAACCCCACGCACGTGGCTCGCCTTCGCGCGGGCATCGCAGAATTTCGCGCGCTCCTGAATCGCTGAGAGATTTTAATGGCTGATGCTCCCTTCGCTGCCGGCGTGATGATCGCCGACCCCGGCGGCCGGCTGCTGTTCCTGAAGCGCAAGGACGGTAAAGGCTGGGCATGGCCGGGCGGCAAGATCGAACCCGATGAAACGCCCGAGCAAGCCGCCGGCCGAGAGACACTGGAGGAGACTGGATTCTCCACCGGGAACCTCACGCAGATCGATGAGGGCATGGGCTTCGTGACGTTTCGAAGCGAAGCGGATTCGGAGTTTGATCCGAGTCAGCATGCAGATTTTGGGCGAGAGCATGATGAGCACGTGTGGGCGATGCCCGACAATGCGCCGCAGCCTTTACATCCGGGTGTAGCGGCTACCCTCACGAAAATGACGGCCATGGATTTCAACGTGAAAGAGGGTTTCAGGCAAAACGCGGCGAAGGCAAAAGAACTCTCTGAGCGCACCGATATGCCAACGATCAAGAATGGGCTTGATCCCGAATTACTTGATGCAGCCGCGTTGGACCGTCGCGAGTATGATTCGAATAATTGGTACGAGGTATTGGACAATCCGCTGTCCAAGGTAGGCGTCTATCAATACTCCGAAGCTTCTATTCGTCGCGGTGGTGATCGCAATAAGATGGTGGGCGTGTATCGCCCGGCTGAAGAACTTGGCTCGCCGGAATGTGTCAATTCATTTCGATTGATGCCATGGACCGACGATCACCCGCGCGATTTGCTCGGCGACCCGGCCCAAGGGTACGTCGCCACCGATGAGAAAGGCGTGCACGGCGTCATCGGCGAGAAAACCTATTTTCAAGACGGCACGCTATACGGGAATTTGAAGGTGTTCTCCCAAGCGCACGCGCAAAAGATTGCGGCGGGCAAGCGCGAACTCTCGTGCGGCTATCACTGCGACTTCGTGCCCGAGGAAGGCGTCTATAAAGGCACGCCCTATCAGTACGTGCAAAAGAACATGCGCGGCAATCACGTGGCGTCCGTCAAAGCGGGACGCATGGGCTCCGACGTGCGGGTACTTGATGCCGCAGAGGCGGCGCTTACCTTTGCTTTCGACATGAAGGAAATCGCTATCGACGCCGTGCCGTGCGCCATGTGTGGCCGCGCTCACGAAGGCGATGATTGCTTAGACGCCGAAACCGCCAAATTCGTTGCGGATTCGTTCGAATCTCTGGTTGGCGAGTTAGAGCGCAAGGGCTACAGCAAAGAATACGCCACGAAGGTGGCCGGAAAAGTTGCCGCCGAAAAGGGCATGACTGGTCACGATTCGAAATCAACTTCAGAGGACAAGACAATGGCAGCGAAAGACGCAAATGGCGACGTGAAAGATCCGGTGAAAAAGGACGACAAGCCGTCCGACACCGCATCGCCCGGCGCCAAGGATTGGGAAGAGAAGGAAAAGATGGAGGCGGCCAAGGACGAGGAAGAGGAAATGATGGACGCCGAGGAAGAGAAAAAGGACAAGGAGGATAAGTCCATGGACGCCGTCGCCCGCATGCGCGCTCGAGATCGTCGCGCGGGTGCTCGAGACGCTCGCCGTTCGGCCCGAGATTCGGCGAAGTCCGCGCGCGATGCGAAGGCCGCAGCGGATGCCAAGGCGGCGCAAGATGCACGCGGTGGAGCAATCGACGCCAAGGAGTTCATCGCCACCGAAGTCGCCAAGCAACTGAAAGCAGGCGCGTTGGATGCGAGCGATATCACCCGCCAAGTCATCGCCCAGGTCGTGCCAGCGATCCGCAAAGAGGAAGCCGCCAAGTCCTCGCTCTATGGCAGGCTGTCCCCCATCGTCGGCGCGTTCGATCATTCCGAAATGACGCACACCGACATGGCGTCCTACGGCTTGCAGAAGCTCGGAGCGCCGAAGGCGAGCGACCCCGTGATGGCGCTGGACTACCTGCTCGCTGGCCGCGCACAGGCTGTGCAAGCGCAAGCGCCGCGCTATGCTCGAAGTTCCGCACAGGATGGTTCGGGCGCGTCGTTCGTCGATTCTTACCTCGCCCCTACGCACTAAACGCCGACCCACCGATACCCCATTTTGAAGCCGCTTTAGTGCGGAGGAGATTCCTATGCCTTTTCAGTCTACCGTCAACGTCCTGATGAACCTGGGGGTTCCGGGCGATGTGTTGCTCGATGAACCGAGTCGTGTGCAGCCCTACACGCTGGCAACCGCCGGCGCGATCGGGCAATTTTTCACGCTGGCCAATGGCACCGGCCTGGCATCGCTCGGTGGTACGCCGACCGCAGGATCTGTCGTCATCGCCGGCATTGCTGTCAACCCCAAGATCGAACCGCTGTTTGGCAGCTCGGCCGCCAATCCGCTAACGCCGAACCTCAACTTGGCGGCGAATTCACAGGCCGCGTTTCTGACGTTCGGTTCGGTGTGTTTGTACATCCCGAACTCTTGGAACATCGGCGATTACCTGCAATTCAACACCACGACCGGCGTCATCTCGACCTACAGCCCGAGCGGCGCCGTCAGCGGCGGAAACTTGCAGATTCCGAATGCCGTGATGACTCGATTCGCCAGTGCGGCGGCCGGCCTTGGAATCGCTCGGTTGACGCTCGGCGCTTAACTTTCAACGCACACATCTTTTTGAGGACATAAAATGCCCATTCAATCCGTCAGTCATTCGCGCCTTGCACCTCAGCAGGTCAAGCCGCTGGCCATGTCCGCCAAGGATGTGGAGAATTTCCAAGCATTGGAGAAAATCGGTATCGGCTTCGAACCGCGATACCTGCGTGGCGCCGCGGCGATGGACGAGGTGATGAACCAGTCCTTTACCGCGCCGTCTCCCGTAACGACCTCATCCATCGTCGCTCCGATCCAGTTCTTGCAAAACTGGCTGCCGGGGTTCGTCAAGGTGCTCACCGCGGCACGCAAGATCGACGAGCTTCTGGGTATCGAGACGATCGGCAACTGGCGCGATGAGTGGATCGTGCAGGGCATCATCGAGCCGATGGGCGCGATCGATGTCTACAAGGACTCGACCAACGTTCCGCTGTCTGACTGGAACCCGAACTGGATTCAGCGCACCGTTGTGCGTTTTGAGGCCGGCGTTTTGGTCGGACGCTTGGAGCAAGCCCGTGCATCCGCAGCGATGATCAACTCCGATGCGGAAAAGCGCGCGGCTGCGGTGTTGCAGTTGGAGATCTGGCGCAACCTCGTCGGCTTCTACGGCTTCAACGCGGGCACCAACAACACCTATGGCCTGCTAAACGATCCGCTGTTGCCGGCCTACGTGACGGTGGCCACGGGTGCGGCGGGTTACACGTGGGCGGTAAAGACGTTCAACGAAATAACGCAAGACCTCATCACTGCGTTCAACCAACTGCAGATCCAGTCGCAGGACAACATCGATCCGGCGACCGCAAACACCACTCTGGCGATCCCGATGCAGGTGGCCCAGCAGTTGAGCAAGGTTAATCAGTTGGGATCTTTGGATGTTCGCGATTGGCTTCGAAAGACCTACCCGAAATGCCGCGTCGTGAGTGCTCCTCAGTTCGGTGCTGCGAACGGCGGCGCCAATGTGTTCTACCTCTACGCGGATTCGGTCGACGACGGGGGAACCGACGACAAGCGCACGTTTGCCCAAATCGTGCCGACCAAGTTCATGGCGTTGGGCGTGGAGCAGCGCGTGAAGTCCTACGTGGAAGATTTCACCAATGCGACGGCGGGCGTGCTGTTGAAGCGACCGTACGCAGTGACACGCTGGACCGGAATTTGAAACGCTGAGCGCATTCCGTTTCTTTCACTGGAGTTACTTTTACATGAAACACGTCATTTCAACGCTTGCCGCGCCTACGGCTTACGCGGGATGGCTCTCGAACGCGGGACTCAACACGATCGAAAAGAAGGTCGTCATCAACGGCGGCGCGGGTGTCGCGATTTTGGGGGGCGGCCAAATCGTGGACACGCCAAACGCTTCGCGCACGGAGGTATCCGACGAGGATGCGGCGTGGCTTGCCAAGCATGACCACTTCATCGATCACCAGAAAAGGGGGTTTGTGAAGATCGTCAACGTTCCAATCGACCCCGAAAAGGCAGCAAAATCGATGTCGAAAGACGATGGCTCCAAACCCAAAACACCGTCCGACGTCAAAGCCGCAGCCGAAGCGAACGCCGCAAAGATGGAAGCCGGTACGCCTCCCCTTCAGGTGGTCACGAACAAGGACAAGTGACGTGGCGGACAAAGATCAGAAAGTAAACTGCCGGGTAATCGATCATCCGGACGGTAGTCATCATCTGGTGTTCATGGTGCAAGGCACCACGAAATGCGTTGGTGAAATTAAGGTCGCGGCGGACGATCGATACTTGCTCGTGATCGGTCAGCTGTTCGGTCAATGGACGACGCGAAAGCGCGGTCGTCTACCTTCGACGATCACCAAGATCCTGCACGGCACCGCTGCGCGCTAGTTGTCGTGTCTTTCGTCCCGCCCACGTACAACGATGCGAACTTTCGAGCGCAGTTCCCGCAGTTCGCAAGCACCGCGCAGTATCCACAAGCCACCCTGTCATTCGCTTGGACCATGGGAGCGAACTGGATGAGCCAAAACGAACCCACCTGCTGGGGCGTGGGCGCGACGGTTCCCGCCAAGTTGCAGCAAGCCGCGGATTTGATGGGAGCGGTGATCGCATATCAACTCTACGGTCCAGCAGCCACCGGAACCATCACGCCAACGTATTCGCAGGCAGGTGAGGCGCCAGGAGCGGTGGCAAGCGCGACTGAGGGATCGGTGAGCGCATCGTTTCAGTTGCCTGCCATCGGAAGCTCTGCGTTTCGGTCGATGCTGCTGGCGTCGCCCCCGTACGGGCGCATGTTGCTGGCGCTGTTGCAGATCGCTGCAAGCGTCGGTCCTTATATCGGAAGTGGTCGCTTTTCAAAGGTACCCCCATGAAATTTTCCTCAGTTTTTCGCGTCGTTCTTTGTTCGGTTGCCATTTGCGCTGGCGCTCTTGCGCAAACATCGGTGGCGCCCGCAGGGTTTTTGTTGTTCAGCTCGTACGGCAACACGCCAACGATTGGCCACTGCATTCAGATTTTAGGGGTCAACTCAAGCGGTGTGACCGCTCAAGATGCGGGCGCCGCGTGCGGCGGCAGTGGAGGGTCTCCGGCGTTCAACAACATTTTGTCCGGAACGAATGTGTCCGCCGCGATGCTGGTTGGCAGTGGCTCATCCCTCGGCACCACGGGCACCGGCAGCATCACCGCAAGCGCCGCGCCGTTGAGCGGCTTGACCGGTCTTGGAAGCAACGTCAGTACGTTTCTCGCCACGCCTTCATCGGCCAATCTCGCGGCAGCGCTGACAAATGAGACCGGTTCGGGTCTGGCGGTGTTCAACTCAAGCCCCACGCTCGTGACTCCAGTGTTGGGTGCTGCCACGGCCACCAGCATCAATGGCACACCGATTCCTTCGTCTGTGACGTTGCCGTCCATTTCCGGTACGCCCACCAGTGGTCACTGCGTCAACTGGGCGACCTCAAGCACCTTGGGCGACGCGGGCTCTGCGTGCGGGAGCGGCGGCGGAAGCTCGGCATTCGCGTCTTTGACCAGCGGCACGAACGTCACGGCCGCGATGCTCGTGGGTTCTGGCGCGTCGCTCGGGCCGACTGGAACAGGAACGCTGACGGCCAATGCGTTGGCGTCGGGAATTGCGCTCGGAACCCCAGCGTCGGGCGTGTTGACCAACGCGACAGGACTTCCGCTCACGACCGGCGTGACGGGGGTCTTATTGGTGGCGAACGGCGGCACAGGGACCGCTACCCCCAGCTTGGTAGCCGGCAGCAACATTACGATTACCGGCAGTTGGCCGAATCAGACGATTACCGGAAGCGCCAGCGGCGGCGGCGTCACGTCGTTTGCATCGTCCAATGGATTTGCCGGAACTATCGCTTCGAACGTCGCCACGCTGTCGACTTCGATTACCGGGCCACTCAAAGGCAACGGCACGGCGCTACAAGCGGCTGCGGCATCGGACATCGTGAACTTGTTCACGGGCGGTGCGACGTGCTCAAGCACGACCGTGCTTTTGGGTAACGGGCAATGCGGCTCCGGTACGCCCATTCCCTCTCTTCCCTCTTATGCAAGTCCCGTTTCGGCGGACTTGATGATCGTCTACTCTCAAGCAAATTCTGCGGCCGAGCAGTCGACCATCGGTGTGCTGCAAGCTGAGTTCTTGGCGCTGGGACTTCGAATCCAGACCGCCGCCACCTCGACCACCATCACACCGACCGTGGGCACCGCCGATCAGGTCAACCAAGCGAATACGCAGGCCACAGGCACGCTCACCATCGCGAACCCCACCGGTACGCCCACCGACGGCCAGCGCCTCACCATCAGGCTGACCAGCACGAACGTGCAGACGTTTGCCTGGGGGACTGCTTACCACGGATCGACAACGGCTGCGCTGCCGGCGGCGAGCACGGGCGGCGGCAAGCATGACTATTTGGGATTCATCTACGATGCCGCCACGTCACAGTGGGACTACGTGAGCTCAGTCACGGGATTCTGATATGGGTTTGATCGCTGGTGGGGGTTCGTTCATCAGCGTAAGCGCCGGACCCCTATCGGCAGGAAGCGCGTCAATTCCCGCATCGCCCACGCAAGTGCAACTGCTGTTGCAAGGGCAGACGAGTCAGAATCTCGCGACGGACGCGGGCGGCAACGATCGGTTTCAGCCGCAAAACGCCAATTACACGATGATCGGTTGGTTGGGCGTGTCGGGCGCGTCATCCTATAACATCTATCGCGCAACGATTCCGATAGGCCAGCAAGCAACGGGTCTCACGTACAGTTTTTATGACAGCGTGACATCGGCGGTTGCGGCAAGCACGTACGCAGGCTATGTCAGCGGCTCAGGATCCGCGCCCTACCAGACGGCGGTCAACTCAGCCTACGCCGACACGGCGGCCACGGGGTGCGTGAATGGCACTCGAGGCGGCGGCAGCGGATCGACTCCAACCGCTGGCGACCTTTGGGCAGCCACGGGCTATTCGTACAAGGTCTCTGCGGTCGTAAGCGGTGTGGAGAGTGCGCTGTCTGCTGCGCACTATGCCGTATACATTGAGAACGGGTTGCAGATCATGCAACTGAACTCGTTCAACAATCAGCCTGCCATACTAAACTCCACGGCTGCTGGCACCGATCCTTTAGGCAACACCCAGTCGATTGTTTGGACGAGCTCGGCGTCGCCTTACTGGAACCCCTATTGTGGTAATGGGGCGACCGAATGGAACTTGAACATTCGCGCGTTCAACAATTTGGTGATGTATATGAAGGCCGCGCAAAACGATAGCGCGTCGCTCACGAACGCTTTCGAAAACGAAGGCGACAATCTCATCAATAGTGGCGCTGGTGTGAACATGGCGACTTACGCGACGCCTTCGGGAAATTTGCAGGCGGGTGTTTGGACTTTGATTGATTATCCCTTATCCGTCCTTTACACGGACTCGGTTCGAGGACGACAAAATGCGTTTTACAAGCAGATCCCGAGCGTGAACGGCATGTCGGGAACGTGGTACGTCGGCGGATTTAGGTTCGTCACTTAATAGCAGTGGAATCGTAGTACATGGCAATTATCGGCGGCGGCGGATCATTCATCAGCGTAGGGACTGGGCCATTGTCTTCCAGTTCTCCGGTGTCCCAGGCCGCAACTCCTACTTTCTCGCCCGCCGCCGGCACGTACTCCTCCGCGCAGAGCGTGACAATCTCTTGCGCAACCAGCGCACCGACGATCTATTACACGACGGATGGATCGACGCCCACCACTTCAAGCGCGGTGTATTCGTCTGCGATCACGGTAAGCAGTTCCGAGACCATCAAAGCGATTGCGACGGCCACCGGGTACACGCAAAGCGCTGTGGGAAGCGCCGCGTACGTGATTAGTTCAAGTTCCGAATTGCCCATGGGCATGAATCTGTTTCCCGTTTCTTACTACAGCACCGAATTTCCATATCTCAACTTAATGAAGGCTGCGGGTTCAGCCGTGGCGGCGGCAAATACCACGGGCTGGTGGACTTCAACATCCAGTAGCATCGGCTTTAGTTCAACGGGGGAAGAAGCATTACTTCCCTTGGACAGTGACGGATATCCTACGACTGTGAATGGTTCGTCAGTAGGCGCTTCGTTCACCTCCGTGTGGACCTGCATCAACGTCAATATCGGAAACCAATCAACCAATCAGTCTTCAGTGGCCGGACTCACGTATCCGTATGGGTATGCCGGCATCAGCTACACGGTGCAGTGGTCGGGCACTGGTACGGTCGAAATTCTTGGCGACGCTTCCGCAACGCTAACGGCCTCTGGCCAAACGTTCACAGTAGCAACTCCGGGATACACTGGTATCCGATTTGCGATGACTTCTACAGGAGGCACCGGCTCCCATATGACTAACATCAGCGTGGTTGAAACCTCGCTGGTAAGTCAGTTCAACGCAGGTGCGATATTCCATCCCAACTACATCGCGTCGCTCGCCAACCTTTCGTGCTTTCGCTTCATGGAAAGGATGCGCACGAACATTCTTTCCAGTTTTCCGAGCGAGATGCAGGCTTTCTCCACTGCGTCGGGCACGATCAACGCAGGCGCCACCAATCTTACGATGTCGGAAAACTGGCCCAATGCGACTAGCACACGGACCATTTACTTCATTGATGGGACGCAGCGCACTGCCGTTTTCACCGCGAACTCAACCTATGTCGATTGGAGCGCAGATTCTCGAGGCGGCATTCCAAACGCATTGACACAGACGTACTGCGGCCAGAATTTTTACTGCAATTTTTCCGTGTCCTATCACGATACTTGGTCACAGCGCTCCCTACCGAGCAATTGCTTTTGGTCCCTGGCGGCTGGCGAGCCGCTCGAGATTAGTATCGCGTTGTGCAATCAATTGAATGCCCACGCCTGGCTCAACATGCCTTTGAGCGCGCCGTATTCGTACATGACGAGCTTCGCTCAAGCTCTCTACAACGGCACCGGGCTGCAATCCGGGTTCAGTCCTCTCAATTCCGGTTTGCGCGCTTACATGGAGTTTTCCAACGAAATTTGGAATTTCGGTACCGGAAACTATGCTCGAGCGGGTTCTTTCGGTGCGGCAATTTGGCCAAGCCATTACAACGACAATCTGTACACCGGCAATACTGGTTGGTGTCAGAATTTTTTTGGTATGCAGACCGCTCAGATGGCGAACATCTTCAGCACCGTACTGGGCAGCAACTTCTCGTCCCGCTGCACCATCGTGTTGGGCGCAAAGGGTGCGGATGTGAGCTGGGCGCAGAATGAACTGGCCACTGCGTATTGGACGAGCGCGGTCAACGGACTCACCGGGCCGGCGTCCAACTATCAGATCACCGGCTGCGCAATCGCGCCTTATTGGATGCTTCAGTATCCCACGCAGTCCAGCGTCACCACCATGACCAATCAGTCCGATGGCGGGCTTACTTACTTGTTTGAACTGATGACCACGAACGTCATGAGCGACGGCACCAGTTTTGCGAGCGATCCGGCGTGCCCGTCGAATGGTTGGATAGGGACAGCGGAAAGTTGGGCGACGAATCATTTGACGGAAGTTCTCAATTCGTACCCCAGCATCAAATTGCTCGCTTACGAAGGTACGCAAAACTTAGCCCCTGGACTAAGTGCAACTCCTTCAGGATGGGACACGCTTCAAGAGGCCGCTCAGATCGACTCCCGCATGGGCACGCAGTACAAGAATTATTTTCACTGGTGGTACACGAACGTCGGCAACACAACCGCCAACATGAATTGCGTGTTCACGAGCTGTACGCCTCGAGGAAACAAATCTTGGGGAATCATCGAAGACACCCGACAAACATTTTCCGCGCAGCCTAAGTGGGCCGCCTTGCAATCCTTGATGGGAGGAGGCTGATATGACGATTGCAGTAGGCCAGATCGGATCTTTGAGCGGCACCTACAACGGCACGGGGACCATTCAAACGACAGCGGTGGCGACCTCGGCCACGGGCAGCGGCTTTACGATCAAGGTGCTCACGCTCTCAACCACGGGCACAATCACGTACGCGGCCACCGACACGTTCAACAACAGCTACACGCACAAGACGCAACAGGTCTTTGCGGCTGGCGGCGGCACATACAGTATCGACACGTTCTACTGCGAGAGCGGCACGGGCGGCACAGGGCACCAAGCAACGCTCACACCCACGACCTCGGACGGAACCTCATACCGCGGCACGTACCTTGCGGCGCTCATCGAGGGCACCGGAGCGCCGTTTGTGTCAGGGTTTGGCCAGTCCACTTCCCTGTCCTATCCGTACGTGGCCAATCCACCGTATGCATCGACCACGCTCACCGTGGCGCCTCCATCGGCCGGCATCATGGCCATCTCGTCCGCGATCATGTCCTTTGCATCGACGAGTGCGACGCCCACCGAATCCACCGGCTTTACGGTTCAAAAATACTACGACGCAAGCACCGCAATTGCGTTTGCGATCGCTACCAAAATCATCTCAAGTTCCGGCGCGGTGACGCCAAGCTGGAGCGGCACCAGCGCACAGGAAGCGTTCACCTCGCTCGATAGTTGGAACGACACGCTAGCGCCCGTGACGACTGCGCCGGCCTCCATGCAATTCATGTTCCCCTAATTCAACGAGCGCACATTATGAACATCTGGACGATCTTGATAATTTTTCTTATCTTGGGCGCTTTCGGCGGCGGCAAATTTGGATATTTTCAGCCCACGTACGGCTACGGCGGTGGCACATTGCTCATCGTCATCCTAGCGGTGCTGCTGCTTTCTGGTCGCCTCTGACCGCATTCGCATGGCCAAGACGCTGGATTACTCCAAGATCAACCGCGCGCTAGCTGATCGTGCGAAATCGTTGGGAGGCACAGTGGCGAAGGTCGGGATTCCCCAGGGCAAGACCTATCCCGATGGCACATCCATTGCGTACGTCGCGGTGATTCAGGAATTCGGGGCACCGGAGCAAAACATACCCTCGCGCTCGTTCTTGAGGTCCACGCGGGACAAGAAAAAAGGCGAGTGGGCCAAATTGCTTAGCGACGGCGCTCAGGCGGTCGTAGAGCGTCGCATCTCGCTCAACGGCATGCTTGACGCGGTGGGCGCGGCGGCCGCAGGCGATGTGGTGCAGACGATCGCCGATCGCATCCCCCCGCCATTGAAACCAGCCACCGTTGAGGCGCGCATCCGGCGAGCGCGTGCGACCAATCCAAAGTTCGGTGCAAAGTCGATGCCTGTGACGATCTCGCAGCCGCTAAATGACACGGGAGCGCTAATCGCCCACATCGCGTACGGCACCGGCCCATCCGAAGAAACCTTCACAGGCGGGAAAACGGTCAAATGAACCTTCGCGGTCTAGTTCGAGGCGCAATCAACGCCGTGAACAACGACAAGCTGATTCAGTGGCTAGCATCCACCGGATCAACGTTTGGTCCGTCTGGCACGTTGAAACCCACCTACGCCGCTGTACAGAGCGTGTACGCACAGATTCAGCCGGTTCCCACTGACCGATTAGCGCAGTTGGAAAACCTCAACATCCAAGGCGTCATGCGATCGGTGTACCTGCGAAACGGCGTGGCCTCGGCGGTGCGCGCCGATGGCACGGGAGGCGACCTTTTGCAGTTCCCCGAAGTGTTGAACGGATCGCCGCGCACGTGGCTCGTCGTGACGGTGGAGGAGGCCTGGGATAACTGGTGCCATGTCATCGTGAAACTGCAAAACGACATGAACAACGCGCCATGGACTTCGGACAGTAGTGTTCCGTCCGATTCTGGCTTGACCTCGTGACACTCAACATCACCGATCAGCAGATTTATGCTGGTCTGATCGGTTTTTTGAATATTTTCATCCCTCAAGGTACGCCGATCATCCAAGGGCAACAGAATCGCGTGCCAATGCCCAACACGCCGTTTGTTTTGATGACGACGTTGGGAGCGCCCGAGCGCATCGGCACGAACTTCGACAGCACGACGCCTGTCACGGATACGGCAGGAAGGATCGTCTCGTATGCGGCATCGGTGTCTGCGGACTACCAGTACCGCGTGCAAGTCCACATGTATTCGCCAAACGCCGAATCGTGGGCAATGACCGCAGAGCTTCTGTGGCGCGACAAAATCGGCATTTCATCGATGCCAACTGGGATGACGCCTCTTTATTCTGAGGATCAGAGGCAAATGCCGTTGGCACCAGGAAACGAAGATCAGTACGTGCAGCGTTGGACCATGACGCTGGTGCTGGATTATCAGCCAACGTGGGTACAGCCAACCGAAGCGGCCACTTTTGTGAACATCATCCCCGAGCCCGTAGATATTTTCTTCGCTCCCGAATGGAACTCTGACGGCGACACGACCAGCGATTCAGAGAAAACGACTTAAACCCGGAGACCGTAAATGACCACGTCCACGATTCCCTTCAGCAGCGTAGTGAATATCCTGCCAGGGGTTATCACGGCGGCTGGCAACGCCATCGATTTAAACGAGGTGGTGCTGTCGCAAAGCCCGTACGCCCCTCAGAATCAAGTTTTGAACTTCGCGAGTTCCACTGCGGCGTCGTCGTATTTCGGACCCACCAGCATCGAAGCGCAGATTGCGGCGGGATATTTTCAAGGTCCGGACAACGCGCAAGCGACACCCGGATTGCTCAAATTTTTGGGCTATGCGGAAAGCGCTGTCGGCGGTTGGCTCTTGTGCCGAGCAAGCACGCCCGCGACGCTGGCCGCGCTCAACCTTTTGTCGGGCACGCTCATTATCAACGTAGGCGGCACGGTGTTCACCAGTTCTACGATCAACCTAACGGCAGTGGCGAGTTTTTCTGCGGCGGCGGCAGCCATTCAAGCCGCGTTTACCGCGCCCACGTTCACGGTCGTTTACGACGCTTTGCATCAAGCGTTTTTCATCAACACGACCGCCACTGGGTCGGCTGCGAGCATCACGTATTGCACGGGCACCTTAGCGGTGAGTTTGGGTCTTTCATCGACCTCTGGTGGCACTCTATCTCAGGGAGCTAATGCGACAACCCCGGCGACCACCTTGAATTGGCTGATTGCCAATGACCAGAACTGGGCGACTTTCCAAACGACTTGGGCCGCGACGCTCACCGAGCGCGAGGCGTTTGCGGCATGGTCGAACTCCAATCAGCCGCGCTATCTGTATCTTGAGTGGGATGAAGACGCAGCCAGCAGCGTCGCAAACAACTCGGCGTCTTTCGGCGGCTACCTGCAAGGAAACAGCTCGATTGGCACGCTGCCGACCTATGGCACCGCGCTGCATGCCGCGTTTTCTGGCTCGTGGGCCGCATCGCTCAATTTCAATCAGTTGAACGGCCGCAAGACGCTGTGCTTTCGATCTCAGTCAGGCCTCGCCACGACCGTCAATGACCTCACGACCTACACGAATGTCATTTCCAATGGCTACAACGTGTATGGCTCTTTTGGCTCAAACAATCCGGCGAACAACGACCAATGGATGACGCCCGGTTCCGTATCGGGTATCTGGAAATGGGCGGACACGTACGTCAACCAGATTTGGCTAAACGCGAATTTGCAGTTGAGCATCGTCAAGGGGATGCGCTCGGTCGGACAAATTCCGTACAACTCAGACGGCGATGCATTGCTGTCCGGATTCTGCGCGGGAACCATCTCTCAGGCGCTTAACTTCGGCGCGATCCGCACGGGGGTCAGCCTGTCGGCTTCTCAGGTGCAGCAGGTCATCAATTTGGTGGGCTCCGATGTGTCCAAGACCATCACCGCCATGGGCTACTACCTCTTCACAAACGCGGCCGGCACCGCTGCGAGCGTGCGCGTTGCTCGAGGTTCGCCGCCCGCTATTCTCATCTATCAGGACGGCGAATCGGTTCAATCCTTGACGATGCCGTCTTTGGTCATCCAGTAAATTTAGGAGCATTTGAACATGGGCGGTAAGTCAATCACCTCGGCCAATTCATCCATCACCCTTACCATTCCTGGCGTGTTCAGCTCGGGTCGACTGCTTCAGCAATTTGCGGTCAACGACATCTTGGATCCCGAAGCGCAAACGCTCACTGAGTCCCGCGTCGGCGCGGACGGGCAAGTGGTCGGCGGCTACGTGTTCAATTTGGGTAAGTTCAAGATGTCCTTTCAGGCCAACTCGAACAGCATTCCTGTTTTTTACCAATGGAAGCAAGCGCAAGACGCGCAGACCGACGTCATTGCGGCAAGCATGACGATCATCACGCCGTCGCTTGGACTTAACGTGAATCTCGTGGACGTTTATTGCGAGAGCTTGCCTTTCTTGCCGCCGCTCAAGAAAGTGGCCGAAGAATTGCAGGTTTCCATGACGTGCAACCCGAATTGGGCCACCAGTTCCTTGAGTTTCTTCTGAGTCATGGCGCGCAAAACCACGGTCATTACCATCAGCGATGATGGGCGTGACAAGGGAAAGAAGTTTCGCATCAACGAGCCGCCCTGCTATCAGATCGACAACATGGTAACGCGGGCCGTGTTTGGCTTGGGTCGCGCCGGCGTCACGATACCCGCGGAGATCATCCAACTGGGCGCAGCGCCAACCGCGTATTTCATCGGCACGCAGTTCAATAAATTGCCGTGGCGTTTAGGGCTTCAGTTGGCGGATGAACTCATGGCGTGCGTGCAGCGCGTTGAAACCAAACTAGATCGCTCGCTGGTCGAAGAGGACATCGAGGAGTTAACCACGCGCCTCAAACTCAAAGGCGAGGTGCTGAAATTGATATTCGGTTTTTTCGCGATCGCCGCTTCCCAGACCTCGGGGGTAGCGGCGGTAAGCGACCCGCCGCAGAAACCGTAAACGTCAATTCAGTCATGGCGGCTGTGGTCGAATCGAAGCTCGCGACGTTGAACGAGCTGCAAACGATATACGGCCTTGAGGATTTGTGGAACCTTTTCGAGATTCACGCAGTCGCGAAATATAATGAGGCGAAAGCGGCGGCGGTGAAGCGTGGGTAAAAACATCGTCGATTCGCTGTTTCTTGAACTTGGGATCGACACCAAGAAATTCAGCGCGGATCAAGCCAAAACCTTAGCGCTGATCCAAAAATTTGAGGCGCAAGCCAAAAAATCCGGCAAAGGCGCAGGCGAAGCCATCAATTCGGTGGGCGATGCGTTTTCGGACCTCGCCAAAAGCACGCGGGTGGGCGCCAGCGCCACGGGCGTGGATAACCTTGCCAAGAAAATTACCGCGCTGGGGCAAAGCGCACGCCTCGCAGGCGGCGCGGGTGCGCCGTTGGGGTTAGTTGCCGAAGGTATTGGAATGATGTTGCGTCCAGCCGCTCTAGGCGTCGCTGCGGTTGGCCTCTTGGGAAAAGAGATGTGGGACCTTAACAAGGTCATGACGGAAAGCAACGCCACGATCTACCGTCAAGCGCAACTCTCGGGAATGAACGCCACGAACCTGTGGGCGTGGGGCGAAGCGGCCAAGACCGTCGGCGCAAACCCTGCCGATGTCACAGGAGGCATTTCGGGATTGCAGACCGCCATCATGGGCATGGGCATTGGCGCAGGGGATGCGACCGGACAACTGGTGGCGCTGTCGCGCTTGGGTGTCGGTTTCGACTTCCAAAATGGCGCGAACATAGAACAACTGTTCGCCCGCGTCCAGGCGATGGCGAAAGCGAAAAACTACCAAAACTTGGGCGCTCTGCGGGCGCTCACCGCACCGGTGATGAACGACGCCATGTTCAATCTGGCGACGACTCCGGGGCTTGATCCCAACGAAATGCGAAAGCAGATCAACGCGATGCAGCCGCGCAACTTGGGAGACATCTTGCAAAACTCGCTCAAGAGCCAGCAGGTTCTCGGTCGTTTGGGCATCTCCAAAGACATTCTGGAGGAAACCGCGTACCGCGGCGAGCAAGGATTGATGCAGGCTGGGGTGACGTTGCTCACGTCTATCTTGGACGGCGTCATGAACATCGTCGACTACTTCACTTCTCC